AGCAACAATCAACGACCTAAGAAAAGCCGTAGCAGTACAGCAGTACTACGAAGCGCTCGCACGAGGCGGCAGCCGATACCGCGAACAGGTACAAGCACTGTGGAATGTAACTATCAGCGACAAAACGGTACAGATTCCAGAATACCTGGGCGGCGGCAGATATCACGTCAATATCAACCAGATCGTGCAGACAGCGGAAAACGATAAAACACCGCTGGGCGAAACTGGTGCAATGTCAGTGACGCCGATAAACGAAAGCTCTTTTACCAAATCTTTTGAAGAGCATGGGTTTGTAATTGGTGTCTGTTGTGTGCGACACAATCGCAGTTATCAGCAGGGCTTGGAGCGTTTCTGGAGCCGAGAAGACAGACTGGACTACTATGTACCGCAGTTTGCAAATCTAGGCGAACAGCCCGTAAAGAAAAAGGAAATCATGTTGACCGGCACGACAACGGACGAAGAAACGTTCGGCTATCAGGAGGCCTGGGCGGACTACCGAATGAAACCAAACCGGGTAAGCGGCCTCATGCGAAGCAACGCAACAGGCACGTTGGATTTCTGGCACTACGCAGACAATTATTCAACCGTACCAACACTGTCACAAGACTGGATGGAAGAAGGCAAGACAGAAATTGCGCGCACACTCGTCGTGCAAAATGAGCCGCAATTTTTCGGCGCTATCCGCATAGCGAACAAAACCACAAGACGGATGCCACTATACAGCGTACCGGGCTTGTACAAACTGTAAGAAAGGAGGATGCCCGGGCAAAACCCGGGCTATTTTTAAATGAGTGGATTATCTGGGTTCTTAACAGCACTAAACGTAGCGGGAAACGTAGCAAACACAATCGGAACTTTTGCAGGAGCAGCTAAAGACGTAGCAGGAGCATTTGGCGGATGGGGACAGACAGGAAATAGCCAAAGTAGCGGCGGCAGCACAAGCCAAGGCGGCGGACACTCCGAAAGCGGAAGTCAATCAGGCACCAACGTGCAGCAAGTCAATGACTGGCTAAAACAGGCATACACATACCAGGGACAAGAAGCAGCCATGCAAGGCAAATACAACAGCCAGAGTATGTTAAAACAGATGGGCTATAACACGCTACAAGCAATCATGCAAGGCGTATACAACCACATCGAAAACAGTGTAGCAATGAACTACAACAGCGCAGAAGCACTAGCAAACAGGAACTGGCAAGAGCACATGTCAAACACAGCGTACCAGCGAGCCGTTGAGGACATGAAAAAAGCAGGGCTTAACCCTATCTTAGCATTCGCAAACGGCGGCGCAAGCACACCGGGAGGAAGTGCAGGAACAATCAGTGGAGCAAGTATGGGACTTGCAAGCAGCAGTGCACTAGGAGTAAGCCGAAGCGGAGGATTTGTACCTAACGCATACGAAAGCAACAGTTGGAGTAAAAGCGACTGGTACAATGCAGCGCAAAGCTGGCAGCAGATGCTCAGTTCAACACAAATGACGCCTTACGGACTGCAAAAGGCCTTAACAGAAATCGGAGAAGACACAAGCAAAGCTATCGACAAAAACGTACCAAAGGGAAGCAAAACACACAAAAGTAAAGCCGAAGTAACGCACGGCGGAAAAGGCGGTGATATTAAAAAGTGAGTTGTTACAAGCCATTGATAAGGCTGTACAACCCGGAAAACAAAGACATAAGCGGGCGGGTGTATTCACTTGCCCGCTTTTCTGAAATATCGGGAAGACAGCTAAAATATGAAGATTTGATGTATAGAAAAGATGTCATGTTGATACCGTGCGGGCAATGCATCGGATGCAGAATCAGACAAAGAGAGGACTGGACAACACGAATAGAATTAGAAGCACGAGACTATCCAAGAGAAGAAGTTTGGTTTATCACATTAACTTATAACGATGACCATGTACCAGGAATGATTGTAAACACAGGCGAAATCATGAGAAATGTGCAATACGTCTGGAAACCGGGAGAGAAGCGTCCAGAAAGCGTCCAAACGTTACTATATACTGACGTTCAAAAGTTTCTAAAACGTCTCAGAAAGGCTTACAGGGGCAAATTACGCTATTTTGTAGCGGGAGAGTATGGAGAACAGACAGCAAGACCACATTACCATATGATTCTATATGGATGGCAACCAACAGACCTAGAGCACCTATACAAGATACAACACAACGGATATTTTACAAGTAAATGGTTAGAAAACCTATGGGGCATGGGTCAAATACAGATAGCACAAGCAGTGCCAGAAACATATAGATATGTTGCAGGGTACGTCACAAAAAAAATGTACGAGATAGACGGCCAGAAAGCAAACGCATACTATGAGCTAGGGCAACAAAAGCCTTTTGCATGTATGAGCCTTAAGCCAGGTCTAGGAGACCACTACTATCAAGAACACAAAGCAGAAATCTGGAAACAAGGGTATATCCAATGCACAAACGGCAAACGCGCACAAATTCCACGTTATTATGAAAAAATGATGGAAGCGGAAAACCCACAAAGATTGTGGAGAATTAAGCAAAACAGACAAGCAGCAGTCATAGCAGAAAACAGGCTAAAATATGAAAACGCAAACTTTGCAGAACAATGCAAGACAAAAGAAAGAGTGATAAAGAAGCAGATGAAGAAGAGGGGGACACTCTAACGGTGTCACCTAGCCCAGTACCTATCAAGTAAGGTACTGGGCTTTTGTCGTCTAAAGGCTCCATATATCAGACTATTCAGTCTATCAAATTGCCAAATCTATAGCGCACGTGCGCACACGCGCGGTAGCGCGCACGCGCGCACGCGCGATATAATATTAACTTGTTGTAGGAGTAGTAGTAGAGGTAGTGGAAAAGTTGAAAAGTACTAAAATTTAACGCTAAAGCGTAAATAAAAAGCAAAAAACACTGTTGAAAGATTTGTTGAAAAATTGTTGAAATGTTGAAAGTTCGTCAAAATGACGAAAATCATTGTGCAACATTTTGTGGAAAACCTGTTGAAAGTGTTGAAAGTGTTGAAAACGCGCACAGCGCTAACAAGGAATGGATTAGCCGAGCTCCGCATACGCTACGCACGGCAAGGCGCTAAAGCGCCATTCAAAACAAAGGAGTGCAGAAAGCACCCGATCGGGAAGAAATTGCGGCAGAGATTTAAAAATTTACTTGACTTAAAAAATTAAATGTGGTATAATAAAGGTGGAAAAAGACCACCACAAAACCAAAAGAGAGGTAATCAAAATGAAAAATGGCGATGAGTACTTTAACAGAGACGGGTGGAATGCATCAGTTGACATGTACAGATCGAGATACTACGCAGAAAAAGCCAAACAAAGCCCGAATGACGTAATAATAAAAGGCAAAAAAACAGGGCTGTACAAAATACTAACAAGAAAAGAATACAGAGAATACAAACAAAGACCATCATGGGTAGAATACTAAACATTGACAAAAAGACCACATAATGATAAAATACTTACAATAAAAGGAGAAAACAACATGATTGAAAGCTATTTTGTGGACACAGACGGAAATGAACAGCTTGGAAAACACTTTAAAGTAAAAGAATTTGCTTGCAAAGACGGTAACCCGATAGTATTCGTGGACACATACTTATACAACGTGCTGAACATTTTACGGAATAAGCTGGGAAAACCGGTCATCATAACCAGCGGATACCGGACACCAGAATGGAATGCAAAATGCGGGGGAGCAAAATACAGCTACCACATGCGCGGTATGGCAGCAGATATCCGAGTCAATGGCATGAGTGCAAAAGAGCTTGCCAACAAACTGAATGAAATTGTACCGGATGAATGCGGCATTATCGTATACAACAGCTGGGTGCATTTCGATGTACGAACCAGCAAATACAGAAAGGGGGTATAACATGGCACTTATTTCCATTAAGGACGTCAAACAGGCAATCCGTCTCATGATGCAGATTTTGGAAAAGCTTGACGAAATCTATCATGCGCTGCATGATAGCATCAACGAAAAAGAAAAGGAGTAAAACCATGATGCACAAAACATGGAACGTAAGAGACCAGACCAAAGAGGCGCTGGAAGAACTGCTCACACGAAAGTACAAAGAAATCGATGGCAATTACAAAATGCTTAAAAAAGTGTCAAACATAGAGGATGCAAAAAAACTAGTAGACGAAATTTGGCAAATGAAAAGCTTTGCAAATGCCATTGAGTTAGAACTAATACGAAGGGAGTATAACAATGGCACGACATCGTAAAACAATGAACGGCGCAAAAGACCGCCGCATGTTTAACGTAACCGCACGAAAAACCAAAAGTATCAACCTCAGCCAGAAACCTATGCGCGGTGGCATCCGGTTGTAAGAAGGAGAGTAAACATCATGAAGCATGAATATTTTGGCCTGTGGGACAGTGTAGCAAAGTGCTATGCATGGGTAGGCGAGAGCAAGAACAATGCAACCTTTGCACGTATGTGCAACGTAATGGCGAAGGATGAAAAAACGTTTGTCGGACAGGCACCTGGTGACTACATCGGCTTTAAGTTGGCAGAGTTTGACGATGAAAACGGTGAATTTACCAACGACAAGGAAAAGGTATGGGAGGGCAAACCGCATGAATAAACGATACGAAGAAGGGCGAGAGCCCTTCTTTTCAAAATCAGGAGAAAAATTTCAAAAACAATACGTCTGGACAAAGGACGAAAAAGGACAAGAAGTGCTGCAAGAAACTGCACCGATCGACATCCAACAGGAAATTGAAAGCTATGCTGATGAATGTGACATCAAAAGCATCGTCAGGAAAGCAAGTTTTGACCCGCAGTTCCTGAAAAGTCTGTCGGAGGGAGCATTAAACGATACATACACGGATATTACGGAATTTCCGCAGAACATTCACGAGTATCATCGAATGGTAGCGACCGCACAGGCAAACGCCATGAAACTTGAAGAACTGCAAAAAATGGCAGCAGCGGAAACAAAAACAGAACCGGAAGCAAAGGAGGAAGAAAAGTGAATCGAAACAACGAAAGACACTTTAATCAGATTCCAGAAATGAAAGCAAGTCGAACGCGGTTTAACCGCGACCAGACAATTTTAACAACGTTCGATTCCGGCAAGCTGATTCCTTTTTATGTTGACGAGGTATTACCGGGCGATACCTTCAGCGTAGACACGGCAGCAATCATTCGAATGAGCACACCGAAGTATCCGGTGATGGACGATGCATTCATTGACTTCTACTACTTCTATTGTCCTAACAGAATTCTGTGGGACAACTTCAAATACTTCATGGGAGAAGTAGAAGCAACACCATGGATGCCAAAAAAAGAATACGCAGTGCCGCAAATCAAAATCAAAGGAACGAACGAAGCACCAAAACCAGACGAAAGGTCCGTACTGGACTATATGGGAGTACCGACCAAAATTAAAAAAGAATTTAGCATTAACGCACTACCCATAAGAGCGTATGTAAAAATCTGGAACGAATTTTTCAGAGATGAAAACGTAGACAACGCAGCAGTATTAAAAACAGACGATACAAACGTAGACTACGAATTTACAAGCGAAAAGTGGGTGCAAGATGCAGTAAACAGCGCGTACAAAGGCGGAAACCTGTTACCTGTAAACAAATTTCACGACTACTTCACAAGCTGTCTGCCTTATCCTCAGCGCGGGCCGGCAGTAGCACTGCCGATGGAAGGTAATGCACCGGTATTTGGATATAACACCATCCAAGATACCGCCAAAACAACAGATAAAATAATCCTAAACCAGCCGTGGCCGGCAAACGGCACAACGGATTTTCTAAACACTCCGAAAGCGGGAAAACTGACAGGAAAAGGCACAATCGAAGGAAATAACTACACCGCAGAAGCATACCTAAAAGCAGACCTCAGCAGTGTAACCGCAGCAACAATCAACGACCTAAGAAAAGCCGTAGCAGTACAGCAGTACTACGAAGCACTCGCACGAGGCGGCAGCCGATACCGC